CTCTTTTTTGAGCTGTTTAGCCTTCTCGTTAGCGGCGCGTACTGACGACAGGATGGTTTCTTGCTGATCATCCGTCATGTCCTGAAGAATCAGGTAGGTTTTTAGGCTTTCAACGTCCACCGCCAAGCTCCTTCGTCAGTTCGTCGAGGAAATCCTCTTCCATACCGCTGATCTTGTTGCGTTTTTCGGCCATTTGCATCTCGACAATCTTCGATTTGTTCTTGATGTCGGCCTCTTTCAGCATCAATTCGGCGATTTTGACCCGCTTGTCGAATTCTTGACTGGCTAACTCGGCGTCATTCGGCAAATTCTGCGTATTCGCCGCCATGATCTTGCTTTGCACCTCGATCGGCTTTAATTTCGTCTCGATCGTGGTATTGATCGCCTCGGCACGGTTGCGTTCAGCCTGCGTCTGATTGACCGCAATCTGTGCCTGCGCTGCTTGCAACGCCAACTGCTGCTGCATCATCGCGGCTTGCTGCTGCTCGGGGTTCGGTTGAGCCATCTGCGTCAACGCATCCATCAATTCCATGCGGTTCGACAGGCTGCTGTTGGCCACAATCCCTTTTAGAATCAGCGGCAGCACCGGTGTGTCGGGGCCAAGCGTCTGCAACAGCGCAATAAACTGCGCCTGCTCGTATTCACGCGCAATGATGCCCAGCGTTGCAGTCGGAATGAAGTTCATATCGACCGACGGATAGCGCTCGGGGTCGAACTGCATATACCTAAACGCCGCCTTCTTGATAAACGGCATCAAGAAATCTTCTTGGAAGTTCACCAGCGTGCGCTTGTACTTCTTGATGATCGAAGCCACCGCCATCGACATGCCCGCATTGCCGCCATCGCGGGCGACTTGACTGACCATACCTTGACTGTCCAACGTGCCAGTGGCCTGCAACAGCATCGTCTCAAACCGTTGCGCCGTGGCCAGATTGTCGTTGCTGGTCTGGCCAAACTTGAACGGGAACAGAATCTCGTTCGGGTTGCCATTGGTCAGAATCGCCTTGCCCGGACGCACTTCAAACTTCGCACCGCGCGGCAGACGCGTCGCGTCCATCGCCATCATCGGGGCGGATGTCAGCGCCAGGCCATCCAAGTGCGATCGTACTTCCGCATCGATCGCCTTTTGCATGTTGTACGCCTTCTCCACCGTCCCACGGCCTGGCAGACGGTTCGGCACCGTATCATCCTGATAGGACAGCACGGGCCGGTCCTTCATCATGTACGGATTCTCTTCGGCCTTTAACAGCATGCCGTCGTTCGCGATCACCACGATCGCCTCGACCATGTCCTGATAGTCTTCCGCCGCCGACTCGTCCGGAAACAACTCGACCACGTCCTCGTCGTTGTCGGTCAGATACTCGCGCGGCACCAGCCCGTAGTAGGTCAACAGCTTGACCTTCTCATCTTGATACTGACTGATCTCTTGCGTGGGCTCTAGGTCGGTATCTTCATAGGTCGGCGTGATGTTGACCTTGCGGTAGATACCCCGCTCGATATTCTTGACCACCTTGTGGATCGAGACATACTTCTCAATCGCCACGCCCATGCAGTCGTCGACCGTCGTGCCATTGGGGTCAAACAAAAAGTTCTTCGGATTGACCGGCACCAGCTTCACCGACACGCGCGGCTTCTCAATCACACCAATCGCCGCCTGCCCCATCTGCCCTGGTATCGGCTGCGTCGCCGGTATGTACTCCTTCTCCATACCGACCACAATCTCGCCAACCCCAGTACCATAGATTTCAGCTAACAACTCAATCTGATCGATAGATTTTCTGATTTTGTCCTTCTTGAAATCCTCCATCAGCTGGCGCTTTAACTGCTCCACGTCCAGCGGACTGCCGTCGACGTCTTTCAAGTCGTCTTCGATGTCAAAGTACTCGCCCGAGCCAAAGATTGCCTCCATGATCTCTGCGTGGCGTGTCTCGACCGCCTGTTGCGTCATCGGCGTAACCAAGCGGGAGCGCTCAGATTCGCGGGTTTTGTCTTCAACGGCCCATTCGCCACGGAAGATTCGTTCGTATTCTTCCCAGTTAGGCAGGAAATTGATATCTCGGTAGGTACGCCACCGATCGCAATGATCGGTCACGAAAGAAATTAACTCTTTATCAGCTTCGTCGGGCTGATCAAAGTCGTTTTGATCCATCTTAGAACCCCGCAATAACGTCTATGGGCTCCCAATCATCGTCTGCGTCGTCCGCAAAGTACGAAGTCACGGCCAACTGGTCTATGTAGGACAATGCATCGGGCAGGTCATCATGCACGCCCTGCGCAGGAAACAACAGCAGTTGGTCGAGGAATGTTTCCCAGTCGCCGTCTTCGTTTAGCACGATCCTGCCATGCTCGAAACGACCCTGGAGTCCCCAGATTATCCGGTCGGCTTTTTTTCGGTTGCCATGCGTCAGGTCAACTATGTGCGAATATACATTATTCTTTCGCATTAAGTCACTCAAATACGGCAAAACCGCGTTCTTTAGCGCCCCGCGTTCGATCCCCACAGACAGCGGCCGGTAGTCGCGCATGGCCATCAGAATCTTCGCCGCCGTCTCCCGGATGTCCCAGCGCCCGTGCTGGATCTCCTTCACCCACCACGTCCCGTCTTCGCTGACCTTTACAATCGCAATCGCCGACTCATCCAACCGCTTCTTCGAATTCGCCGCCTGCTTGGCCACTTCTTCAAACCCCGCCAGATCGACTGCCACGTAGTAGCTACCGTAGTCCGGCTCTTCGCTGTACGTAATCCACTCTTCTTTGAACATGTCCGAGCCGGCGTTATCAAAGCTCGCCATGTATTCCTGCTTAAACGCAAAGCTCGATAAGGTCTTCTTCGCCGACTCGATCTCGGTCGGGTCGATTAGCGGGTTGTCCTTGGTGGTGAAGTGCCAACTTTTCCAATCACTATCCTTGTCTGTCTGCCCCAACTTGTACAAATCATGGAACCAGTTCCGCCCTTTGGGCGTACCAATGAACAACCCGCGCCCCTTCTTGTCCGACAACGACGCCCGGATGACCTGCTCCCACGCCTCTGGCTTGATGTCGGCCACCTCGTCTAACACCGCATACGTCAAACTCACCCCGCGCAGCGTATCCGGCCGATCGGCGCCTCTCACATAAATCGTCGCACCGTTGATTAGCGTGATGTCCTGATTGTTGATGTGACTGTTGGCGATCACGTCCTTGCCCAGATCGAGCAAGACGTTCCAGATAATCTGCCGCGCCTGTCCTTGCGTGGGCGCCACGTACAGCACCGCCGACCCCGGCGGGCAACGCAGCCCCTCGATTAGCAAGGTGGTCGCCGCCAGTCGGGATTTGCCGCACCGGCGCCCGGCCGCGACAACCTTAAAGCGCGTTGGGTCAGAAAAAACCGTCTGCTGCCACGGGAGCAGCTGGAAGTTTAAGTCAGCCATTGGTCGGCGTCTCCATCTCCAGCGTCAGCGGCTCGGTGGCGCTGGGGGCGCCGATCTGTAGGGGTGAGCCGTCAAGGCCCGTGATGTTGATGGTCACCGCGCTGCGCTGGCCGTTGCCCTTCTCGAACATGCTGACTGGTAGCGTTCGGTCGACGCACATCTTTAGCGCCGCCATCTGGCCAGGGTGGCCGTCTTCAAGCGCTATGTCGATGATCTTCTGCACGACCGCCTTGCCGCGCCCCTCGATCATCATCCGGCGCAACTCCTTGATCTTCTGACTCTCGGTCATCGGCAGTTTGCGCGGGGCTTTGTATTCCGTTGCCATGGCTTTTTCTCCAGTTGGAAAGCTCGGCTGCATTGTAGCCAAATTGCTTTCTTCTGTGGGTGTGCGGCACCCGCAATTTTTATGACAGCAGCAGACCCCCTCCCCCCCCTCAATGTTATCAAAAAGCTAACCGATCGATAGCACGCAGCTATCAGCGGCCGGCCGCGCGCGTTTTACATAATGCTCGTTATGTGGCGCAGTATGCGCGGCAATAGGCGCCGACTATTGGCCTGGGTGGTTGACTATCGAAAGCGGTTAGCTGATAGCAATTTACTTTTTAGTGATAGTTGAGGGTGAGCGGGACCTTTTTGCCGATACCTGCGCGGCCGATAATCTATATATCAAAATGCCCTATTTATCCGATTGACTCATATTCGAAAGTAATAATGCTAACTTGTCATCTGTTTTAACGCCGGCGTTAAAAAGCAATTGATAGCAATTTAGCACTACATCAAGGCCTTTTGTCGTATTGCCGGCGCCGGCCGCCAATAATATCGATAGTTGTTTTTCCGTCAATTTTCGCTGAAATTTTTTAGGGGCTAAAGTAGGCGGTTTTGGCATGATGTCAAAATTGTATGCACGTCATGCACGTCATGCACGTCATGCGTTTTCAATCGCTCGCTCTCCAATTGTCACACAGCGCGGCCCGTCAAATTTAACATTTATACGATTTTCAGACAAACTTGAAAATTGATGACGTGCATGACGTGCATAGGGCCAAAAGCCGCGCCCAGCCACGCAAAACATGCACGTCATTTGTCCCAAAATCATGACGTGCATGATGACGTGCATGACTGTCAAGACTCACTAACTTGTAAGGTTATGTAAAAAAATCCTTTACATTCTGATTTTCGTCGCTATAATGGTTTTCAAGGCGAGCGCAAATGAGCGAGCGCCGACAATGCGACAAAAATCTTGCAAATTGGCACGACACCAGGGAGCGAATATGCTTAAAAAAGTAGCAGAATTTATCGCCGCGCTGTTTATAGGCGCCATGCTGTACTTTATACTTGTTTTCATCATGTCAATATAAAACAATCGGGAGCCTATAAAAATGAAAACTGTACACTTAACACTCA